CCACCCACGCTCGGCGGTCAACTTCTTGAGAGGGGACGTGGTACCTGGGGGGTGGCGCTTTGTCGCCGGGGCCTGCCCGGGTGCGCTGCTACGCTGCGCTGCGCGCTGTGCTGCGCTGCACCGGCTACGCTGCGCTCGGCGCGACCCGGTAAGGCTGCGCTGCGCTAGCCGACGCGGCCGGTGCTGTGCTCGCTCGCGCGCGCGGCCCCGGAGGGTACGGGGTGCGCTGACCACCCCGGCTCAAAATCTGTGCAGCCAGACCTAACAATTCTTTTACAGATTCTCAACCTTATGCGCTTGACCGTCTACAATTTGTAGGGCATCTTGTGTCTGTCGGCGCCGAACGGGCTCCGAACACGGGACACGAGAGAGAGTCACACAAATGGAACACAACTTCCGCAATGTTGGATACAACGTCTTTGTCTGCCGTGCGTCTGGAGAGTCACCCATGCTGATGTACGTCATCTACGATTCCGACGGTAACCCCGTTGCCGCGACAGCGCGTGCCGAGCACCTCGGCACGCTCATCGCCGAGCACTTTGTGCTCGTTGACCGCACGCCCGGTGCAGACGAGCCATTCCTGACCGTCCGGCCCGAAGCGATGCTCTCGAAACGCCCATTGCCAGGCTTTCGCGTCGAAGAGCACGCATCGTGAACTGCTATGAGTGCGGCGCCGAGTACTTCGCTGCCACGTGCGCCGAAGGCTTCAAACACACCATTGCGCAGCACAACGAAGGCGCCTGCTCGCAGTGGTCGGACGTCGCCGAGTGGCTCGAGCACCACACCCACCAGGCGCCTCGGCCGATCGATCCGGAGGCCGAACTGCCGTTTTAGTCGAAACGTCGGACACCTAACGTCCGACGTCGGCCGGACCTGACCTACCGGCCCTGAAGACGACAGGTCAAGGAGAGTCACCCATGAAACACGGAACCATGCGCGCCGGAATCTCCGGCAAGGTGATTGCCGGCGAGACTGCCGACACTCACGAGTACGCGGCGTACATCGTGAGCGACGACCACGCGCCAGCGCTACAAGATGTGGCGAAGTGGCTGCGCCGGTTCAATCGGCGCAACGTCGTGATCACAGTCGAGGTCATTGACGATGAAAACTGAGCGCAAGCCACGCACAAGTCCGCTCGTGCCGACACGCGCTATCGACCGCTGGCTAGCCCGGACGCACGTAGCCACGCCTGACAACGACATCATCTATGCCGTAGAGCACGCGCCAGGACTGGACACTGATACCCGCTGGACGCCAGCGCTGCTCCGCCAGACCGTCCGCTACGCACTCTGGCGCCACCACCGGAATTTCGCCGACTACGCGTGGGTTATGGGCCCACACTGAGGAGAGTCACATGGAAACCGTCAAGCTCATGCTCATGATCGATCCGGCCGACGCCGGCGACGTTGCCACACTGCGACCGCTGCAGCGCGCTGCTCTGATCCGCGCGCGGCTACTTGAGATCCACACGCACAAAGCGTGTGGCGCTGGGAGTCTGGCAACGTCGCCATCCCGCGCACGGTCGAGTACTCACTGCTCTACCTGACCGATGCCGGCCTGGCCTACAACGACAACGAAGAGGGTCACCATGATTTACCGTCGCCCCACAATTGAAGAGGTACGCGCCGCGCGAGCACGGACCGGCGCCCCGCCGCTGACTGCCGCTGATGAGGCCGCTTATCTCGGTATCGAGCAAAGCACGCAGGCACCTGCAACTTCACCAGGCGCGCCGTCGCCGTCATCGTTTAGCGAGCGCTTCGACACGCTCATGACACGGCTCATCGAGCGCGTCAAGAACGACCCGGACTGGCAACGTCGTGAGCGGTGGGTCGTCCGCGGCCGCACCGGCGGCAAGTTTGCTACTCGCATCAGTGCCGAGGGCCCATCCTGGCATGTCCATGACCTCGTCCTGCGCGACATCGTTTTCTGGCTAGGCATGGAGCCCGAGTTTGTAGAGCGCGTTGAGGAGGAACTAGCTGAAGAGAACGATGACGCCGCGCTAGCGCTAGCCAGCATGCGCCTGATGGCCGATAGCGGGCTGATGGCAGTCTATGACCAGAACACCTGGGAGATCTACCACGCAGTGCCGAGGCGAAAGCAGTGACCCCGGACGAACGCCTCGACGCGCTCGAGCAGCGTGTTGCCCGCGCCGCCAAGAGCGCGTACCGCTCTGGCACCACCGCCGCAAAAGTCGCCCGCCCGCCGCTCATGCCCGAGGGTATGCACTCGATTTACGGCGACCTCAAGTGCAGATCGAAACGCCCGGCGACTGGGTCAAGAAAAACCCCGAAGACAAGTGGGGCACCTGGGACGAGAGCGCCGTGCGCAGCACGACGTACTGGTTCTGCCCCGATCCTACATAATGTGCGCTCAACAGGAGAGTCACCCATGACCACCCGCACCCGACAACGCCCCACGCTGGCCCTGCGTACGCCGCAGGGCTTGCGCGCCTGGCGTCTCGCCCACCGCCTGACCCAGGCCGACCTGGCCAAGTTACTCGACGTCACCGCGCAGAGCGTGTACCGCTGGGAGTCTGGCACGGGCGCGATCGCGCGCACTGTCGAGTACTCGCTGCTGTACCTGACCGACGCCGGACTGCTCGAGGTTCGCGACACGCTCGAGCGCGCCGTCCGCGGCCAGGACGGTCAGCCATGAGCCCGCGCATGGTCCTCCTCGTCGTCATGTGGCTGCTGTCATGACCATTCGCCTGGCCGGCGCGGCCCTGGCCCTGGTCGGCTTGCTCCTGTGCGCCGTCCTGGGCCCGCTCATTGCCGGCCCGGCCGTGCCTTTCTTCCTGCGCCTTGTCGGGCCCAGCCTGGACATGTTCGTCATGCTCTGGATCGTCTTCGTCGGCCTGATCCTGGACGTCCTGGCCATCGTCTGCGGCGCACGCCTGGTCGTGCGGGGCCGGGCATGAGCGACGTTGAGCAGCGCTGGTGCCGCATCCACCCGGCCGTCATCCACGCTCAGCGCGCCGTGTGTCGCTTCGATCGAACCCCGTATCAGAACGGACAGCCGGCGTGTGGCTGCCCTGCTCTGGCGCCCGTGTGGCGCTGCCTCGAATATCAAGCACCCCGCTAAGGAGAGTCACCCATGAACACTGCAACGCCCCGCGCGACCGTAGAGATCGATCGTCAGGTGCTCGAAGTCCTGATCGAAGCTGCCAGGCTCGGCCAGTCGGTTATGAACAACGCCGAGGAGCTTGCGCTTAAACGGAACAAACCCGGGCGCGCCGCCACAGCCGCCGACCATGCGACCGCTACTAACTGGGCCGTCAGACGCGCGCTCGCTGCGATAGGCGGACTGTCCTCGACCGACCCCATGGCAGCAGCCGTTATCAACAACGAGCTATGACCACCGGCCAACTCATCATCGGTCTCACCATCCGCAATTCCACTGCTCGGCAGATCGGTAACTACCGCTCGGAGGTGCAGGGCGATCTGGCCGCACGCATCCAGGAGCGCGGCTACTCCGTCCGGATCTATGACGAGCAGGGCACCTCGGGCGCCGACCTGTCCAAGCGCAAGATCGCACTGGGCATGCTCGAGGACCTACGCACCGGTGTCATCCACGGCATCGGTGCCCTCGACGTCAAGCGCCTGACTCGTGACGAGTTCGGCGTCGACGGCGCGCTCATCGCCCGCCGCATCGTCGAAGCCGGCGGCCGCTTCCACACCTGGGACCGCGAGTACAACCTGCGGCTCGAGGATGACTTGCTGCAGTTTCAGTTCCAGTGCTTCATCGCTGGCATCGACTGGCGCAACATCCGCAACACGCTCTGGAGCGGAATCTTCAAGAAGCTGGAGAAAGAGCCGCTGTATATGAAGACGCCGCTCGGCTACCACAACGTCGCCGGCGAGGATGGCAAGAAGCACGTTGCCAAAGACCCCGACCAGGCTCACGTGATCGAGCGGTTAGCTGAGCTATTTGACGAGCACGACACGCTTGCCCAGATCGTGCGCATCCTGAACAGCCAGGGGCCGCAACGGCCAGCCTTCCGCGGCCGCGGCGGCGACAGCACGCGCTGGCACGTCTACGGCCTGCGCTACATCCTCAACAACGGCATCTACGTAGGCACCTACAGCTTCGGCGACAAGCTCACGCAGCGCTCCACCGTGTGGGACAAGTTCGCGATCGATCCGCTCACCCGGCAGCCAAAGACCTTCGCTCAGCACCGCCCCGACCTGGCCTATTGGGAACCAGCCCGCGTGCGGCGCTGGCAGCGCAAGTTCGCCAAACCGGCTAACGCCCGCATCATGAAGGGCACCGCCTCTGAGCATCTGCTGCTCGGCGTGCTCGAGTGCGTCAGCTGTGGCGCGCGCATGATCGGTCACGGTCCCGGCACATATGCCTGCCCGGCTGTTGGCTCAGGCAGAGGTCGCCGCGGACTGGCCTGCGCCGAACCACAGCTCATCGTCGAGAACGTGGCGCTACAGATCCTGCGCCAGGAGCTCCCGCGAGCCATGGCCAACGTCCAGGGTCTGGCCGAAGCGGCGCGTAATCACCTGACCACACGTGAGCCATCTGCAGCAGCCCAGCGCATGGCATACCTCGAAGAGCGACGAGACGTCCTGGCCGAACAGGTCATCAACGACGAAGAGCTAGGGCTGGCCCTGGTACCACAACTCAAAAAGGTCCAGGCTGAAATCAGCGCTCTGCAACAGCAGGTCGCCGAAGAAGAAGATGCACGGCTTGACGACGCCGCCCTGGAAAAGACGTGCGCGATCCTGCTCGATAGCCCCCTCGATGCATTCGACAGACTGCCGGTCGCCAGGCAAGCACGGGTCTACTGCATCCTTTTCGCCAATGTGCGGATCGGAGTCGCGGGCTTCGCAGCGTCGCGACAATGGCACCTGCAACAGTACCTGGCGCGCATCGGCGACGAGCTACGACTGACGACCGATGCGCCCTGGGCACGCAAGCCCAACCCGCGCGCCAAGCTACCCGAAGGCGTGACTCACAACGTGCTGATCTTCGACGAGATCACCGGTCCGACCTTGGCAACCGACATATCCGCACGCGCATATGATCGCTACCTAGGATCACTGGGCTCCTTGGCCGGCGCCCTGGCCGCCTGAGCCCGCTCTTGCAGCAAGATCTGGGCGCCCTCGATCAGCAACGCGGCCAGCTCGTCCAGCAGATCCTCACGTGACCGATCTGTTATCGTCTCAGCAGCGCGCGCAGGCGTTGGTGACTCTCCCCTGCGCGGGCGCCGACCCCTACCGGTTGTCATGGCCGGTGGGGGTTTTCTTTTGCCCCCCACATGGTGCGCAGCAACTTCGAGCGGTCGAATTGGAGCGTCTCGCGCTGCAGCCACAGTCGCTCCGCGGCATCGTGTTCCTCGCGTAGCTGCGCCTGGCGCGCCGCGATCTCCAGCTGGACCATCAGCCGGGCCATACGCCTGGCCCGCAACATCGACCTGGTACTCATCAGTTCCTGCTCGGGACACTGTCGGCCATGCGCTCGAGCAGGTCGAGCAACGCTTCGTACGCGGCCCGTTCGGCGCCCACCATCCTGAGCGTTTCGGCGAGCGCCTCGCTCAGGAACCAGATCACCGTCCTGGGCGGCAGACCGCCGAGCGCGTCGAGCGCAAACTCATGAGCCTCCACGCCGTAGGTGATCAGCACGACAGGCCGCCGCCCGGTCAGCCGCTCATACTCTTCCTGCCACTGCCCAGCCAGCTCGGTATCCATCGGACTAGCCATAACGCACCTCCCGTTTGGCCTGACGTTCACGCTCTTCTTTGCGCGCCTCTTTGCGCTCCTCCTCGGCCGCCACGATGCCGGCCAGGACCGTCTCGTAACCACCCACCCGCTCGAGCAGCCGCCGCGCCTCCTCGACCGCCCCGCGCAGGTACGACGTCGCGCCCCAGCTGGCGTGCAGACACAGCCACAGCGTGTCGCTGATCTGGATGAAGCGGCAGCCGTGCCGACAGCGCGGCGTGGTGGCTCGTCTCATCGTCCGTAGCGCGCCCGAAACTCGGCGAGATCCATGGGACGAGCACCGTGGCGGCGCGTGTACCAGTACACATTCAACGCATGGCTGACTAAGCGCAGCGCCAGCCGCTGTCTGAGGCAGCGCCGCGAGCAGTACCAGTACGTGTACTCGTGGATCGGGCAGTACCGCTTCATCAGTCCCGGCACCAGGCCCGGAACGAGGCCAGACCGACGATGCCGCCCTTCTTTCTCATAGGCGGATCCTCCTGCTGCTGATCTCGGGATCGCACTTGTGGTCATGGTCCCAGCGCCCGCCGCATTCGCCACAGAAACCGTGCTCGCCGTGACACTCGAGGTGACCGCTGGCCACCGCCACGGACACCTCGCGCATCCGCTCCCAGGCGCGGTTCATCTGCTCGAGCCACGTCTCGGGCGTCCAGCTACGCCGGAAACGCGACAGCTTGGCTGTCACACGGTTGAGCACGATGTACTCGAACTCGGGCAACTGGCCAGTCTCTTCCCAGATCGCCTGGGTGTAGAGCATGGGCTGCCACACCTCGGTCTCGGCGCGCGCCTCCGACCACGCTCCGCGCGTCGTCTTGAAGTCGTACACCACGCCCGCCTCGGCGTCGTACAGGTCGAGCGCGCCCACGATCGGCGCGCCCAGGTCGGCCTCGGTGTCGAGGCTGAAGCCGCGCTCGGGCACACCGTGCAGGCCTAGCTCGGCCACCTTCTCGAGCAGCACCAGGCCCGTCCCGGTCAGCCCTGGGGTGGTGGGGCCCAGCGCCGGCTGGTAGCTCTTCCAGGCGCGGCGGAACGCTAGCTCGGCGTCATGACCCTGGAAGTGCGCCTCGAGCCCGAGGTGCATGGCCGAGCCGAACGCGAGCGCCTCGGTCAACTCGAGCGCGAGGCCGTCTACGTAGCGGTCGCGGTACTCGGCCGGACACTGGTCGAAGCACATGAACCTGGACGCCGACCAGTGCGGCCCGACGAACCTGGGCATCGCCTACCGCGATCCTCCGTACTTAGCCTGGTTAGCGAGGTGCACGTAGCCAGAGGGTGCCTCCTTGGCCGGAATCGAATGCCAGCTGCCCCACGGGTCACGAATGTTCAGCCAACCAAGCTCACGCGACCACACAATCCGGGGCGGCCAGAAGCCCTCTTTCCCAAACTCATTCCCATTCCGGACATATATAGGTGGGAATGGGAATGAGTTTTGTTTTGAACTCAAATCGTCAGTCGTCATCGTCGTCCTCGCCAGCGCCCCGCTCGTAGTAGTGCATGCGCGGGTAACCCTTCGGGCCAGGCTTCCTGACAGCAGCCAGACGCTTCTCGCCGACTAGCTCTTTGACGCAGCGCATGACCTCGAGCGCACGACCAGGCACGCGCCTGAGCATCTCCTCCTGGTCGATAGCCTGCTCCTCGTTGTCAGGCACCGCAGCCAGGATGTCGACCCGCATGTCACGCGTCTTGACGTCGTCAACGCTGCCCACCACCGAGTACTGCTGCGGCGCGCCCTCGCCCAGCGTGATCAGCAATGCATCAGGCGTCTGGTCCGAAAAGCGACCCGAACCTTCGAGCACCCGCTGACGCTGATTGCCTGGCTTGGCCTCAGGCCGCAACAGATGCAGGATGATGTCGACCGCCCCGGCGTAAGCTGAGCTGCCGCGGGCACTGTCACCCACCTCGCCGCCCGACTTGCGGTCGTGGCGACTGATGACGATTGCCAGCTTGCGCTGCGTCGCCACCATCAGCGGCTCCATCACCTCGAGCGCTTCGCCCGCCCTGTTCTCTTCGTCGCCGCGCACGCCGCTGAACTGCGGCAACGTGTCGATGATCAGCAGCCGCGCGCCGACGTCATCGACCTTCTTCAACACCTCTGGCACCAGGTCTTTCCAGACCCAGCCCGAGTTGAGGTTCCAGCGCAAGATGTGGAACGCATCGCCATCGACCAGCCCAGCGCTGCGCAGGTTGTGCTTGAAGCTGGGACCTGACTGTTCGGTCAGATACACCACGGGTGAGTGCCGGGTCGGCTGCCCGAGAAATGACTGGCCACGCAGGATGGCACACGAAAGCGACAGCAGCAGCGTGGTCTTACCCGCCCGCTTGGCCTTGCCGTCCAGCTCAGTGATCAGCCCCTCGCCCACCAACCCGACGGCGAGCCAGGCAACCTCTTCGTCAACGCTCGCGTTGAACTCGTCGATTGTCTCCCAGGTCAGCGGCTCCAGCTTGGGCTTCGGTCGCTTCGGCTCAGCGCGTACCTGGCCGTTCAGCCGTACTCGTTGCGGTCCCTGGCTGGCGCGCGCTCGCTCGACAATGACGTGGTAACGCTCGTTCGCATCGCGCCGACCACTGAACTTTTCCCAGCCGAAGGCCAGGTCGCGCTCGGCCAGCAGCTGCTTGACGAACGCTGGCTGCAAGCCCGCCTCGAGCAGGTCTACCGACAGGCGCCACAGACTGTAGCTGCGGTCGGGTGTGCCGTCTGGCCGACGCTCATACAGGCGCCCGTGCCAGCGCTCCAGCGCCTCGCCACCCAGCACGACGGGTGGGGCCTCGGGATCGAACGGCATGCTCTGCTGCGCGTCCTGGACACGCCTGTGGGCACGCTGGCCAAGCTGCTCCACCGCCCACTGCGGCGCCTCCTGGATCACGCCGCCGTCAGGCAGCTCATCATCGGGCAGCCAGCGGTAACGTCGCCCGCTCGCGTGCAGGCTCGGCGGCCCCACGCAGTAACCGTTCGACATCAGGTCGAACAGACCCGACTCGGTCTGGCGGTAGATCGGGCAGTCCTCGGGCCGCGCGTACAGGTAGTGCACGTGGCCCTCGCCCGCACCCGACGCAAACGTCAGCGTCGGCGGCAGGCCGCGGGCCTGGAACTCGGCCCACCACTCCACTGAATCGGGCGCGATGTCGACCAGGCCCGACGGCGCCAGGGCGATGCCGATGTTGGCCTGGGGCCACATCTTCCACCACCAGCGGATGGTCGCCTCGTCGGCCGAGGCGGCGTCGACACCCTTCATCGTGCGCGGGTGCTTGCCGCTGTCGGTGCAGTCCTGACGCCGCGGGCAGTCGCAGACGCCGCTGTCGTCAGGCGTGTGGAGCGGCAAGACCGCCCAGCCCAGCGCGGCGTAGTGGAGCGCGTCGCGCAGCATGTCGACGCCAACCTGGGTCACGCCGCGAACTCCTCGGCGATCTGCTGCAGCATGGCCGGCCGCCACACCCCGACGTCGGCGCCGGCCGCCGCCAGCAGCTTCTGCCAGAAGTTCTGGTGGATGCTCATGCGCCCGACGTCGCTCTTCAGCTCGCGGAACTTGGGCGGGCGACCCGCCTTGAGGAAGATCCAGTCCGGGAAGCCCCAGCCGTCCATGTGCCCGTCGCGCTTGAGCAAGTGAATGCCACGCGTGGCCGCCACTGAGTAGCGGATATGGAAGCCGCACCAGCCCCACAGCCTGGCCAGGCGCATGACCTGCACCTCGAAGGCGTCCTCGGACAGGACGCCGACCAGGGCCGGCTTAGCGCGCCGACCAGTGGTGGTGAGCCGCACGCTGCTCGACCAGCTGCTCGTGCAGCTCGGCGATGTGCTGGCGCTGGTCAGCGATCAGCTCGAGCAGCTGACCGATCAGCGCGCAGTCGTCGTGACCGTGCGGACAGTCATCGACGTCAGCCTGGAGACGACGCAGCTCCAGCTCGTTGAGCAGCGGCGGGACGGTCACGCCGACCGCCTGATCGGCATGCCGGTCTTGCGGTCGAACGGCAAGTACCACCACTCGCGGGCGTACGTGGCCGTCTCCTTGATCTGGTGCTGCGCGCCCGGGCACGGCCAGGCCTCGCCGCACCAGCCACACTTCGAGCGATCGTCAGCGTCGCGCTCGTGCAGCGACGAGAAGTAACCCGGCTTTTCGCGCACCTCGGCCTCGGTCGGCGGATAACGGTGGTAGATGCTGTCGCTCATGCAGACCTCAACATGCGCCCAGGACGGGCGTAGTAACCGGCCACAAAGGCCTCGAGCTGGTCGCGGTGGGCACCACGGCGCTCAACGCGCTCAGTGCGAAAGCGGACGTAGGCGTGCTGGATACGGATCGGCAGCCGATCGAACTCTGCGCGCAGCTCAGACGGCATGCCGCGTAGCGGGTCTTTGGCTGTCGATTTCACGGCGCTGCCTTTTCTCGTCGCTCGCGCCGAACATGGCGCTGGTCACCGCGTCGGAATATCAGAAAGGTGGCGCCGTTGTTACGGGCACTGAGCTGTTCTTCCCAGCGCGGATCAACAAGCGCAGCCGAGCGGACCTGGTGGACTACGTCGTACGGCACACGTCCGCCCAGCGCCTCGCGTACCCAGTCTGTTTCCATCTGGAACTGCTGCGCGTGGATGTGGTCGCACACCTTGAACACCATGCCCACGCGTGCTGTCAGCCAGGCCACGCTAGCCGCCTTGATGATCAACTGCTTGAGTTCGGCCTGGGTAGCCGAGCCGAATCGCTGACCCATGATCGAATCGTCACCAGCATCAGCTACCTGCGGCGGGTCAACAAACACAACGTCGAAGCTCTTGGGCCCATAGGCCAGCGTTACGCTGCGCAGGTCCAGCGCAGCTCCTGGCGACCGATCTGCGCGCAGATCGTGAGCTGTCACCTGAACGTGGGCCGAGCCATCCCAGAAGCCGCCCAACCCGTACGTCAGATCAAGCGCTGTTTCAGCATCCGGAAAGTGCACGCGCAGAATCAGCGACACAATCGACGGCGTCGGCAGGTCCTGGCTGAAGCGCAACAGCGCAGCTCTGGGCATCGGCCGCGAGTCCGGTCCAGGCAACGGCTTGGCATGGCGCTCCACCACCGCCGCGACGTGCCTGGCGGTTAGCTGGCCGTCAGGCGCGGTCTCCACCGCCTCGCGCCAGGCCTCGGCCAGCTCAGCTGGTCGCTCGAGTAGCGGCGCGAGCGCGCGCGCCTGAGCTTCGTTAGCAGGCGTGTCTCCAATTGGAGACAAAATGCCTGCCACCTCGGCAGCGTCCATCAGCCGATAAGCGTGTGGTCGGCTGAACTGCCACTGACGAAAGCAGTACGCCTCGAACGAGGCGAAACCGCGGTGGCGGTACCCGCGTCCGTCGCGGATCGCAAGCAACGCCTGGCCGACGTCGACGAACGTCTCGAGGCCGCCACGGATGACCGCCTCGGCAGCCTCGAAATCCTCGAGCGCCATCTCGCTGATGACCAGATCGGCCACCAGCTACTCGTCGTCCTCGTCGTCGTCCAGGCGGCTCTGGCGCGGTTGGCGGGGCGCTGGCGCAGCCGCAACCGGCTCGGGCTCGGGTGCCTTCTTCTTGCGCTTGAGCGGGCGCATCTTGATCACCGACAGCCGCTCGCCGCCGTCCTGGGTGAAACGCGTCTCGAAGCTGGCCAGCGCCTCGCGGTTGGCCAGCACCTCGGCGAAACCGTCGTCGATCATCTCGTTGATGTCGTCGTCGGACAGCTCGCGGCCCATGAACGCTTCGGTCCACTCGCGGGCCTTGGCCTTCTTGCCGCTGGTGGGGTTGGAGTAAGTCGTGTCCGACGTCCACTGCCAGGTCTCGTATGTATCGCCCGTGGACGGGTCGATAAAGAACTGCCCGTCCTGGTCGCGCACCGCGAGGTGCCATACCAGGGCGTTCTGGCCGCTCTTGGCGTCCTTGAACTGGCTCGGCTTTTCCTCGAGCCCGACCAGCTTCACGGGGTACGACAGGGTCTCGTCGAAGCCATCGGGAATGGCGACAATGCTCCGCTCGGTAGGTCTCTTTGGCATCTGTCTCGTCTCCGTCTACGTGCGGTACCAGGCCCCGCACGGCCGCTGATCAACGGAAGCTCAGCAGCCAGACCAGGCCGAGCGGTAGCACCACGGCCAGGCCGACCAGCAGCGGCGCCACCGGGTCGTGCTGACCGCGCTGGCGCTCGCGCCAGATCTGCTCGAGCAGCTTGTCTGGCTTCATCGACGCCGTACCCAGTGCCCGAACAGCAGGGCCGCCACCAGGCTGGCGATGAGCCAGCCGAGCAGGATCAGGCCAAGCTCAGCCACGAGCCTGCTCCAGGTCAATCTTCACCACCGCTGTCCAGTCTCCTGTTTTGGTCGTTTTCAGTTCATTTTGATACGCGTTTGTGACATCGGGCATCTTCCCGCGAAGTCGGCCAGGCGATCGACCAGCTTCTGCCGCAGCGCGTCGTTCATGTGCGTCATCTGGCCGCGCCGGTCCAGCTCGAGCAGGCCCAGAATGGCAACCTGCTGCTGGACCACGCTCATGGCGATGGCCAGTGCATCGAGCTTCTCGTTGGGACTCGCGTACGCCAGGCGTCTGGCCATCAGCACCCTCCTACCGTCCACTCACTGCGGCTACCGGGGTAGGCCGCGAGCATGAAGCTCATGACCCGCCGGACGTCGGCCAGGCTGTGCAAGCTGAGCGCGCCCGCATACCCCGTTGCCTGGCGGTACAGGCTGGTGTGGCGGGCCCAGGTCGCTTCGAGGTACTGGCCCGGCCCCCGCGCGTCCGAGCCTGAGCGGTTGGGCACGTCGAGGCCTCCGCTCTCCTTGCCGATGATGCAGTCAGCGCGCGCGACTGCGCCCTGCAGCGGCGGTGGGGGGCGCTGCAGCTCACCGGTGCCATACAGGTACTCGCGCGGATCGTCCTGGCCGACCGTCAGCAGCGCCCCGAGCAGATCGATCTCGTCGACCCCAGCCACAGCGGCGGCGGTGTGGACGCGCTCACGATCGGGCTCTGCTGTGGCCATGGGGGCAGCCCTCAGCAAGACCACGGTCGTGCCGATGATGGCGATGGCCCTGGCCATCAGTCGGCGACCTCGTCGAGCACGTCCTGCACCACCGCCGCGTCCTCGAGCAGCTGGTTCAGGTGGGCGATCTGCTGCATCAGCCCGCTGAACTCGGCGGTGCGCGCCAGGCAGTGCCGCCAGCCGGTCTGGAAGCCGACGACGTAGCTCAGCTGCTGGTCGCTGGCGCTGCCTGGATTGAAGTGCTTGAACTTGTACCAGCTGGCGCGCGCCAGCTCGGCGATCTTGGGCACGGCTCCGCCCGGGGCTCTGGTCGCCATGGGCTAAGCCGCGGCCTGGACGTCAGTCGGTTCGGGCGGCGCCGAAGACGGCCCATCCTCGGGCCTGGCCAGTGACTCGCGCAGCTCCCACAGCACCAGCGTGCGCGGACTGACGCCTTCCAGACGGGCCCGCTCCACCAGCCTGGCCCACTGGCTGCGCGGAATCTCATAGGTGAGTCTGGGCATGGCCGCCAGTCTGGAACGGCCGCGGGCGCAGCACCACTTCAAAACGTTCAGCGTTGCTAAGGCTGAACGTTTCGACAGTTTTGAATGGTTCAGCCCATTACACTAGTTGCATCTGAGCGCAGGATCTGTAATTCTGACGAAGATTCCGATGCTCGGGTTCTTCTAGCAGATAGCGTGCGTATGCTAATGGTAGTGACAATTCACGTTCAGCTCGGCCGTCTCATGGGGGAGCGAGGGCTGAAAGTAGCCGAAGTCGCCGCCAGCACGGGCTTGACCTACGCCACGATCAACAGCCTGTACAAGGGCGAGGCTCGCCGCATCGACCTCAAGACGCTCAACCGTCTCTGCGCCGTGCTCGACGTGACGCCAGGCGACCTGCTCAGCTACTCGCCTGGACAGCAGCCTGGCGACGACGACCCGAACTGGTGACGTAAAGCCTGGGTTAACGAAAGTTTAACCGTCTGTGATCCTTAGACTGAAAGTTTTGACGATCCGGAGGTAGTCGATAGGCGACATCATCTGTTTGTACTGGCTCGACCTGACAGCTAGCAACTCGACGGGCGGTGGGGAACCCGAACGCTGAGGATGGTTCGAGACTCTTCCTGGACACAGGGGGACCGGCGTCCATGCAGAGGAGGGCTACAGCCCGTGCCTTCAAACCTGGGACTGGCAAGACGATGCCCCTGGTGGCCGAGATGTTCCGACGCACTGCACCGCCCACCATGACCCGTCACCAGAAACGGGCCATCCGTGAGGTGGTGCGCGAAGAGCTGTTCGAGCTACAGGCCGACCAGGAGCAGCCCGTTCGGATTCACCGCTGGCGGCCACCCGACCTGTCGATCGAAGACTTTGACACCCGGCTCCATGACGCGGTGGGAGAGCTGGCCAATCCCGAGACGGTCCATGCTCGGCTCACCGTCGAGACGGTCCACAAGATGCTGGACATGTCGCGCAACAGCCTGGCCAGCTACTTCGAACGGTACGGCTACAGTCAGGACAACGAACGACCAGCGCGTACGCTCAAACGCCTGGCCCACGAATGGTTCCCCCAGTGGAATGAGGTCTGAATAAAAGGAGGAGCAAGTCGTGTGAGGAGGTTTGGATGGTGATGCCCGGATCCCGCTGGGTCGCCCGTAGAGGGCGCCACTCAGGGGCAGAGGTAGAAGTGGTCAAGCTCACCGCCGGCGACCGAGTGGTCGTCAAGCGCATCGGCGGCGAAGGTGACCGGTGGAACAAGTCGAAGTCAGACGCGGCCGAGCTAGCAACGCTCGGCCGCGACGTATTTCTCCTACCCTGCGGCCTTTTTCTTTGTCTGAATTAGATTGGAGGCCCAGTTGGTTGCCACTTCACACGCTCGCTGCCGTGAATGCGGTCAGAGCCGCCACAAGATCGCTCGCTTCAACCTGTGCCAACGCTGCTGGGAACAGGTCAAGCCGAGCGTCCGTCGCCACTGGCGCGAGATCAAGGAGCGGCGCGCCTTACGCCGAGCCGTCGAAGCGCACGTTGCTGAGCAGCAAGCCCATCGCGCCGAACGTGCGGGGCCAAAGGAGAGGCACTTGGAACTGGTGATGAGCGAACCGAACGGGGCTTCGCCCCAGAGCACCCTGGCCGATCTGTTTCAAGCGATCGCCGCCGGACAACTACCGCCTGATCAGAAGCAGGCCGCAATCGAGCGCATCCGCGCCGAGGGTCTTCCGCCGATGGGCTCGCGCGAGTGGGCCAGCTACATGCGCCTGTTCAAGACGGGTGCGCGCAAGGAGATCCCACGGGAGGATCTGATTGCCCGCCTGTACGCCGACAGCGACGTGCCGTTGAACCAGATCACGCGCGCACTTGACGTCAGCGTCGGTGACGTCACGACAGTTCGACGGCGGCGGGACATGCCGGCCCGCGAAGACATGCCGCGCTGGCAGCCCGGCGCGCACATCCTGGAAGGCGAGGAGGAACTGCTGATTCGCAATGGCCAAGCCTACTTCCGTGACCTGACCACGGGCAAGGTCCGCGCGGCCTGGCCAGAAGCGAATGAGCCTGAGCCTGAGCCCGAGAAACCGGACGAGCCCGAACCAGTGCCGGTGGCTGCGCCGAGCGAGCCCCCGCTCGGGCACACCACCAGGGGCAAGCCAAGACAGAAGCGGCGGCGGCCCAACGGCTTCCTGGGCGAGCAGGCCGAGGCCGAGATCGCCCACCTGTACCTGGACCCAAACGTCACAACAGCCGAGATCAACGAGACGTACGGGATTGGTCCGGGCACGCTCTACCGCATCCTGCGGCGGCACGGCATCGATACCAGGACACAGCGCGCGCTCCGCGCGGCCAAGCTCGAACGCGTCAACGTCGAGCGGGGCGGCCACTTCCGCCTGATCGACGGAAACCAGACCTGGGTACCGGGCGATGTCGTGCAGCAGCTGCACCTGGGCCAGGCCCCCGCTGCCGCACCGCCCGCTGCCCCGATCGCCCTGGCCGTGCCGATGCAAGTCACCCATCGCGAATGGACGGCCACGGTGGTGATGACACTCAAGGTCGCGGTCACCGCCCCGAGCATCGACGAGGCCCTGCGCCAGGTCCGCGAGACCCACGGCCAGGACGTCGAGATCGTGCAGATCGAGCGCGCATGAGGCCCGCTGGAGTCACTCCTTGGACGAAGACCCGTACATCCTGGACCGTCGGGGGCGGCCTGTCCCCGAGCGCGACCAACGCGCTTGGTCGCGCTGGTTCGAGGCGGCCGACAACCGCCTCGAAGTCGCCTCAGACCCCTGGGAGATCGACGACGGCAGCGTCCAGATCTTCACCTGGTTCTCCAGCTTCGACCCGCAGCGCAAGACCCCGCCGCAGCTGTGGGCGACCGCCATCCTGCTGTTTCCCAAGGACGGTGGGGACCCGATACCGATCCGCGAATACCGCTACGCATCGCGCGCGGCAGCAGTGAATGCGCACCTTCTACTGGTACGTCGTCTGTATGGGGGAGATAGCCCGGCTGGCCCGAATCGACGGATCGGGCGACGCGACTTGTTTGGGATTGTGCTCGCGCTCGTCCCGGCCATTCCGCGCACGCTCGACTTCGCTTCGGATGGGCGTATTGACGGAGTCATCCGTATCGCCGCCCGCTGCATTCATGTCTGACATCCACCGGCCAGCCCGAAACCGGAGGCAACGTGGTAAGCGAACGAGAAGCACAACTGGAAATCGAGATTGTCCGCCTGGAGAGCGAGGTGGCCCGCCTCAGGAAGCTGATTCACAAGGCCTATGGCGTCCTCGCTCTCGAAGTCATCCGCCCGCTGCCGCGCACTGGCGCGGGGGTCGGCCGACCGACCGGCTCGACGCGCTACGACGAGCGCGTCTTTGCGACCGACCTGTTCCAGGCCTACGAGGCCTTGCCGGCCAACCATCGCTCACGCGCCGAGGTAGCCCAGCGGCTGGGTATCAGCCGCCGCACCCTACTGCGCTACCTGAATCGCTGGACGATCATGTGGCCGCCCAGTCAGACCGAAACCCTGGAGGAGGTGCTCGAACGCTTGAGGGCCCAGCAGGCTCCACCACAGGGCCCACACACGGGTTCTCCAAAAGACGACCACCAGGGAGGCGCGTATGGCAGTCAGCACGTCAACGGTCTCTAAGGGGCCTCGCTGCGACTTTTGTTCGCACCCCGAGCCCGAGTGGGTCTACCCGGCCTACGACTTCGAGATGCAGCCCTACAACTGGGGCTCTGCCGGCGGTTGGACAGCGTGCGAAGAGTGCGCCGACCTGATCGAGCGCAGCCAGTGGGAGCAGCTGGTGCGCACGCGCATGCTCAATGTGCACCTGCCCAGAGCCATGGCTGACGCCGGGCTGACCCGCCTGACCAGGAGTGAGCGGCAAGAGGTCGAGGACCAGGTCTGGCGGATGCTCCACGCCTTCCGTCGCTCGCGCAAGGGCGCGCGGATGGGCTTCGGCTGATGGCTCGCCACAAACTGGCTGAGATCTGGGACAGCGGCGAGGGCTATCACGTACGCCTGTTCACGCGCGGCCTGGCGGTCGGCCGGGGCCTGGTCGATCAGGCCACCTTTGAGGAGGCGTTTCTAGATGGCGTGGTGGACGTCATGCGCGCGATCGTGGCCGAGCACGACGCGCATCGATTCGAGCGACTCGGCCCCGATTCATCAATCAACTGAGGACGGGAAGATAGGAGCAAGCTACCGTGATCCTGACCCCCACGCTCACCGACCGTGCCCTGGACATCGCCCGCCTGCAGCGCAAGCTAGCCAAGCGCGAGATCAAGCTGGACCACTGCCGCCGTCGCCTCGACCGTACGCGCAACAAGCTGGAAGCCCTGCGCGCCGAGCAGGCCGCTGAAGCCGCCGAGAGCCTCTGATGCGCCGACAACTCAATCGAATCCTGATGGCCCCGATGGTGATCCTGGGCATCGCCATCGGTCTCTACTTTGGCCAACACGACCCGATTGCCTGGGCAATGTTCACCTTCTGGAGCGTCTACGGCCTGGTCCGAACCTACTATGAGTGACACCGAACGTCTGGCCTCACTGGAGCAGCGGGTCGCGCGCCTGGAGGCCGAGCTACTCGGCTCGCGGCCAATCCTGCTCGACGTGCTCGGCCTGGTCAGAGCGATCCACGACAACCTGCTGCCGGATATCGGCATACGCCTGGACGACGTCGAGAAGCGCCTGGAGCGGATCGAAGAACAGCTACGCAGACCGGGCCAGAACGGAATCTAATTGTGGTTAGCGCTTTCAAACTGAGCATTCCGCCAGGCGACGTGAAATGGCCGCTGGGCGGCTGGCTGAAGCTCCGCGACACGCCAGGAATCGTTCGACACTTGGATATCAGCGGGCACGCTACCTATGACGGACCCAACGGCCTGGCAGTAGTAGTCACCATCGACAACACCCCTCGTTTCGGCCCGTTGCTGCACGTCAGCATCAGCCACCACCGACGCGATCCACTGTGGACCGAGATCAAAGCACTACGAGCCGCATTCTTCCCTGATGACGTGGACGTGATGATGATGCTGCCCGCCGCGCAGGACTACGTGAACCTGCACGAACATGCTTTTCACCTTATCCAGACACCCGAACGCTGGGGCCTTCGGTGAACGTTGTCAGACCTAAGTGCCGCTATGGTGAGCAACCATGACTAGGGCAACTCGCGCAGATGTGGACGCTGCGTACTCCTGGGGCCAGCGAGCACTCGATGAAACGCGGCGGGAACGCGACGAACTGCGCGCCGAGAACGAGCGGCTGCGGGCGGCACTCCAGCGCGTCAGGGACCGCGAGGGCAGGGTCTGCGATGAGTACGAACTCTGCGAGCACCGTGCCTGCGCCAGTAGCTACAACGCCTGGGCTATCGCTGACGCTGCGCTGCACGGAACGACGCCCGAAGAAACGAATCAGTCCTAAGGAGTGATATGACCGGCAAAATCACGCTCGAATTGACGGAGGAAGAGGCCGAGTGGCTAGCCACCTGCCTGAGCGCGTTCAGCATTATCGAAGACCCGCTCTCACGATCAGGACGCATCGACCTTGTATGCCCCCCGGGAGTCAGTGACCTGACCAGGCGGATGTTCGCCAAGCTGGCCCTGGCCCGTGCTCAGGGCAAGGTTGGCATGGACCCTGACGAGTGGCTCGCCCAAGCGCAGGAGCGACTGGCCGAGTGACTTGGTAGACCTAAGAACTATTAGCGCGCTGAAGCCACCCACATCTGTTCCCGCGGCGTGCCCAGCAGCCCAAAGCCAGGGACCATCGTGTCCAGCGCGCAGAACCAGAACGCCGCGTCGGCGATGACCGCCAGCATCCTGGCGAACGGCACGAGCTGGTCAGTGTCCCGATTCCACTCGGTCGCCCACAGCGCCAGGTCACGTCTGGTCATGCGGTACTGGCGCAGCAGGTCGCCAGCCTGGCTGGGGGTCTTGTTGTACGGATGCACGCCATAGCCGGCGGCGCCGTTGAGGTGGGGGGCCACCTCGGCGAAATACGAGACGTCGCCCGAGCAGAAGCCCGCCGCGATCATCGGCAAGCCCGGATACGTCTCGCGATAGATCCGCCAGTCCTCGATGTACTCCGCGGGTGTGCGCGTCCACGAGCTCGGCCCGCTCGAGTCGGGCTCGTTGCCGATCTGGTACATGTCGCAGTCCGGCAGCAGGTAGCCCTCGGACTCGCGCGCCACCACCGTCAGCACGCGGATGCCGTACTCGTGGCACAGGTCGCGGTAGTTGTGCAGGTCCGGCAGGTCGCGCGAGACGAAGCGGACCCAGCCCGCACCCAGGCGGCCTAGCCGCACCGGATCGACCCGTCCGCCAGGGTGCGAGGGATCGACGTTAGGCCCGCAGATCATCCCACCCGAACTCCTGAGCCAGCAGCCGATCCAGCAAGAAGCGCGCGAAGAGCAGCCCGTCCATCACGCGCTGGTCGAGCAGCGCCTGGTGGGCCGGGCACGAGCCGTTCACCACGCCGGCCGGACTGCGCAGGCACGTGCAGTTGTGCTCCACCGCCCCGACCAGCTCGAGGATCGAGGTGGCATCGCCGTGCCACACCGTCGCGCGCACCTCACTCCTCCACGAGCTCGAGCGCGCGGTACGGCGAATACGCACGCTGGTCATGCTTATCGCCCACAGCGAACACCAGCACCACCACCGGGCGCATGCCGGTACGACCGCTGGCTGCGATGTACTCGCGTTCGGTCTGGATGACCTCGAGCACGGTCTGGATGCGGCCCTTGCCGACCTTCACCCGGTCGCCCCGCTCGATGTCGACGGCATATTTGTGGCGGCTCACTCCGGTACCTGGACCAGCTTGTCGCCGATGCGCACCAGCTGGTGCGCCCGCGGTGGCCGACTGCCGCCCGAGCGGTACATGATGATGTGCTTGCACACCGAGTGGCGGTAGATGATCGGATGGGCGTACTGACCCATGTCCTGCTCCGCGCGCAGCGCCACCAGGCCGGTTAGCCCGCAATGCTCGCAGTGGTCGTGCGCGCCAACGTTCTTCACCCAATGCCCAATGCCGCCAGGATGCGCGGGACAATGATGATCAGGATGACCACGGTCACCACCGAGCCGATCAGCAGCAGCCCGAGCGAGTCCACCCTGGTTTCCCAGCGATCGTGTGTATCTGGCCGGACGCGCTGATAGCCGATCGACAGCGTCAGGTCGATGCGCATGCCCGAGTCGCGCGGAGCTACGTCAGGCGCGCCACCGCCAGCGCTCCCAGCAGGCCGAACAGGATCGTCGGTGTCGTCGGCAACACCCCGACCAGGCCCAGGATCGCCAGCAGCAGGACCACCAGTGCGATCAGCCATCCTACCGTCACCGCGTACGTACCAACAGTCGCGATCTGCATTTACTCCTCCAGCAAATAGACCACCGAAAACGGCCCCAGCCGCTCGAAGTCCGCGCGGCTCAAGATGTCGGAGACGCCCTTGTAACCGGGCGCCGAATTGGCGATCCACAGGTCCGGGCCCTGGACGCCCCTGATCGAAACCCAGTGGTACCAGGCCGCCCCGGACATCTGCCCGGTGGTGCGCTGGGCGAGCGCGTAGACCTCGTCGAACGAAAGCCAGCCCTGGGCCGTGTCGTAGCCGTAGACGCCCTCGTAGACGCTGCGCAGGGCGCCGCCCTCGGCGTCCATCAGCCCGTACTGGGGGTTGATGTTGTCGGGGTAGCCGATGTCGTGGATCGTCTGGTAGCGGTTGCTGCTCGAGTTGATCGCCGTCGCGCGCAGCACCCAGTCGAGCGCGCACGAGCTGCACGTCCAGTCGAAGAACTGCGGCGCCATGGCCAGCGCCGGCTGCCAGTCGGTCGCCACATCGGGCAGTGGGGGGACCTCAAAAGGGCAATCGCCGGGTGGCGTTGTCCTCCTCGTAGTACCAGTAGACCGCATCGCGGCCGAACGTCTGCGAGATCTTGTGGCCCGGCTCCAGGATGACAAACTGCTCGTCCGAGCGCGGCTCATCATTGGCATCAGTCATCGCCTGCTGGACACCGGGGCCGATGTTGTAGACGACGTCCATGAGCTCCTCCTAGTGGGGGTAGGTCGGTGTCGGTACGAAGTAGGCCGTGATCGCCGACGAGGCATAGCTGCCGTCCGCCGGCGCAGGCGAGATGTTGAACACGATCGTGTCGGTCACCGCATTGGCCGTGACCAGGCCGGCGATCTGGTAGGTCGTGGTCCGCGAGACGTTGCCGGCGATGTCGATGTTCGGGATGTTGACGGTGGTCGAGCCGTTGAGCAGCAGCGCCGCGTTCGGCTGCGCGTCGTTGGTCGGGTGCGAGCCGGAGTTGATGATGAACTGGGCGATCACCACCCACCGCCCGACGCGGTTGAGCGTGACCCCCGGAAAGCTCAGCGAGCCACCCGAGAACGACCCGCCGCCGCTGCTGTTGGAGACCGACACCGGTGTGACCCCGGAACCAGCCGGCAGGACCCGGTTGTAGCCCTGCTCCCAGCTCTCGCCCGAGTTCCAGGCGCGGCTGGCGCCCCAGGCCTGATCAGCGCGCGAGTGCCAGGTGGCCGAGTCTGACTCGAAGCTCGAGCCGCTGTTCCAGACCCGGCTGGCGCCCCACGCCTGGTCGGCCCTGGTGTGCCAGGTGTTGCGATCCGTGATCAGCGCCCCGGCGGACGAGGCCAGGTAGGTCACACCACCCTCCAGTTGGTGCCGTCGGACTTGTAGGTCAGCGAATCGCCCTGGCTGCACGTACCGTTCATGACCGCTCCACTCGAGGTGTTGATCGAGCCGCCGATGACGCTGCCGCTGGCAGCCGTGATCGCGCTCTGGCCCGAGACGGCGACGACGGTGATCGGACGATTGGTGCTCCCGGCCGCGGGCAGCGTGACCGTGACGCCCGAGGTGCAGAAGACGAACATGATCGGTGCGGCCACGACGTAATCGGCGCTGCGGGTGATCCAGGTCCCGCTAAAGAGTGCCTCGATGATGCCCGCAGCCAGCTTGTCCGCGGTGATCGTGGCCGCTGCGATCTTGGCCCCGTAGACCGACAGGTCGACCAGCTTGGCGCCGGGGATGGTGTTGTCCGGAAACGCACCCGCTCCGAGCAGACCGCCCTGGTGCGCGCCGCTGTGGGTGTGGCCGGTGCTGTTGTTGAACAGACCGTCGATGATCGCCAGCGAGTCGGCCAGGTCGCTGGTCAGGTAGTCGGCGGTGTCGTCGTTGTCCTCGCCCTGGACCAGGTTAAGTTCTGGAGTAAGGGTGCTCATAGGTAACGCAAGCTCCCGATCGTGTACCCGCGCAGGTCGCCGATCCTGGTCCCCCGCAAGCGCTTGATGATCCCGTACAGCGTCAGGATCCTGAACTGGGTGGCGGAGAAATCGATCTGCCAGGCGTGACCACCACCAGCGGCCAGCGGCAGCAGCGTCTCGCGGTAGTCGAAGATCGCGATCTCGTTGACCGTCTCGTCCGGCAGCTCGATCGCCAGGCTACCCGGAAAGGCCGCCGCATCCATCATCGCCTGATGGACCTGGTCCGGGTTGGGTCGGTACGCCGCCCCGTCCAGGCGGCTGATAACGGCCCGTCCGTCGACTGTGCCGCTGATGTCGCGCTTGAAGGCGGGCACCACCCGCTCGTGCACCGCCAGGGTCTCGAGCACCGGCGTATTGCTCGAGTCGGAATTGGACAGCGCGATCTTGAGCGAGATGGCGTTGCCGGCCAGGTTGGACGGGGCCGGGATGCGCTGGCCGTTGGCCGTGAACTCGCCCAGCAGCAGCCAGTCACCGGTCGGATCGGTGCCTGGTCCGCCAGCCGAAGCCATGATGCGGTAGTAGACCGTCGCCTCGTCGCCCACGCGCAGGACCGGCCCGAACAGCGAGAAGCCCAGCCAGTGCTTCAGGTCGGCCTGGAACATGGCGTGGTGGAGGGGAAAAACGATCTCGGCTGGACCCAGGTTGAACTCCGCGCCAGAATCCACCGCCAGTGGATTGGGCACCAGCTTGATCCAGTCCCAGCCGCCGTCGGCGAAGCCGATGTACAGCCGGTCGGTGCCGCTCGCGCCCGAGACGCCGATGGCGGTGGCCTTACGTCCGGTCCAGTGCGCGAGCGCGCCATCCCACTGGTCATCGAACTGAGCCGAGGCGCCGCCGTCCTCGGTCTGGCGCATCTCCCAGTTGCCGTAGCTGAGCAGGTAGCTGATGTTGTCGTGCGCGTTCCAGATCATCAGGTACGCCATGTAGCCGCCCCAGCCGCAGAACGCGCGCGACTCGCCGCGGACGGGCGAGGCGTTGTCGAGCAGCTTGCCCGGTCCGATCGGCTCGAGCGCCGCGCCAGGCATCTCCAGGCGATAGAGCGTGGGTCCCGCGCGGAACCACAGCGCGTTCAGCCAGGCCGCCGCGCGCGCACCGTTGTCGGGATTGACCGGTACGGTGGTGCCCGGAAACAGGTCGTTGGCCGAGCCGTCCGAGTTGAGCGTGTACAGCGTGCCGTCCTCTTTGAAGATGACCAGGATGTTGGCTGTCTGGCGCAGGGCGCTGATCCGAACCGACGGATCGCCGATCAGAAACGGCCCCGACCAGTTGCCCGCAACCTTCGGATCGGAGGTCACCTTGCGCACTACCGAGCGCACGACGTCAGCCGCCCACAGCTCGCTGCCGACCACCTCCAGGCGGTAGGTGTTGAAGCCAGCCGGCAGCGTGCACTGGGTCCACACGTTGGCTGGCGTGCGCTCCCACAGCTCGCCGTTCAGGTCGGCGACGTACAGGCTGGCGGCCGCCCCGGCGAAGCCACCCTGGAAGACGACGCCGTCAGTCACGGTCGAAGCCAGGTCACGCAGCACGGTCTGGCCGGTGTAGGTGTCGTCGGTGCGGCGGTACACCTTGGTCCCGGCCAGCGTGACCTGGTCGAACACACCAGGAGTCGCCGTCGGCACATCCAGGAATTTGTTCACGCCGCCACCGGGGGCGCTGCTCGGGACGATCGGGTGCAGCAGCGGACCTTTGCCGAACAGGCCGCCGGAGACCTGGATGTCCATGCCCCAGTAGTAGCGACGGTCGCCGAAGGCGGACTGGACCCGCTCGCCGTAGCCACCGGTGGGCTTGCCGGTCCAGGTCCGCTCGCGGTAGACCGGGGCGGAGCCGTACTCCTGGACGCTGGGCACCACCCCGTCGAGCATCTGTTGCTTGCGCCCGATCAGCAGCCCGGTATCCCTGGCCAGCAGCATCAACCCGAGCCGGTCGCTGGGCGAACCGAGAATCGAGCCGAGGCGCATGTGGTACGGATACGGCCGGCGCCGCGAGCTGAGCAGGCTCATGGCGGTGTGTCCTGGATGCGCCCGTCAATCGTGACGTACGCCGGATCGGTCCGCAACAACTTGTCGTACTCCTCGATCGCAATCACCTCGACCCCGTGCTGGTTGCCGACACCACCCTTGGGATGCACGCCCACCACCAGGCGGTCGGAGCGGCGGTAGACGATCGGTTTCTGGGGCGGTCCTTCAGCCATGGCTTATGCCTCCACCCAGCGCGCTTCGCCGTCCATGCGCGCACAGTTGAGGTGCACATGCGCCTCAGGGATCGCGTTGCTGCTGGCCGCGACGTTGCCGCAGGCGCAGCCGTCACGTTCGGTCTTGTGCACAAACATCTGCTGGACTGCAGCTGGAGCCGCCCCGCCGCCGACCGGGTGGACCGATGACGCTCCGCAGCCGTCGGGGCACTCCAGCACGATGCCGTTGTGGTCATCGGAGCCGTCAGTCTTTTTGGCCCAACGGATCTCGGCAGCCGGGATCGTGCCGCTGTGGCCAAGCTCGTCGAAGACCACCTCGATGCTGCCGTCAGCAGCGTTGAACGCGACCGGACGAACACTCACGGGTTGGCCTCAACGACAAAGACGCCGCCGCTGTTGACCGCCTGGATCACCGACCCCTGCCCGGTGGTCAGACCGCTCGCCACCGTGACACGCACCATGGCCGACCTGGTAGTCGCTGCGCCATCCAGCGCGATCGCGGTCCCGGCAATCTGGGCCATGTTGCCAGCGCAGGCGTAGTAGTTGCCCGCGCCAGTGAACGTCACGCTAGGCGCGACCGCCTTCTCGACCCGATAGATGTACGGCCCCTCTGCCTGCGTGGTGCTGATCGCCTGGCCCATCATGATGCCCACGCTGCCTGAGCCGCCTGGCGAGATCTCGTAGTACCTGAGGCAGCGCGCCAGCTCGTCAACCGGATGCAGCGGCGCGTAGTCAGCTGGCACGCTGCCGACCACCAACATGGCGTCGTTGACCTCCACGGTGCAGGAAGCCGTGGTGACCTCGACCCATGCGTACAGCGCCGCCGCAGCGGCCGCCACCGTCGCCGTGACCGTCAGTCGCTCTTCGGTTGTCCCGACATTGAACGCGCTGTTGACAGCGCCGCTGACGCTGTCGTAGATCACCACGCGGACTGTGCCCGCGACGGTGCTCTTGACCGAGACCGCCAGCGTCAGCGTCCGACCACGGAGCTGGCCAAGCTGCTCAATCAAGGACTGGTTGGTCTGCCGAACGGAGCCGCCGGCGGCGTGGGTGTAGGCCACCTGGCCAGACAGGCCTTTGCTGCCAATGGTCGAGGTGATCTGCGTGATCGTGGCGCTGGACCCGCTGATGAACTGGGTCCGCCAGCCATCGAGCAGGTAGCCGTCGTTGGCCGTCACCGAGGCCGCCGAGCGCTGCTTGATGTCGAAGCCGCCATTGACCAGCAGGTTCAGCCGCGCCGTGTCGGTGCCCAGCTTAACGTTGGTGATCGCGCGGTCGGCGATCTGGCCGGTGGCTAGCTGCGCCGTCCACTGGGTGGCGTAGTCGGTCGCGCTGGCCTTGGTCAGGATGCTGCCGGTGGCTCCACCCGCCGCGACACCGGGCCCGGTCGCGCCAGGACTACCGGGATTGCCCTGAATACCCTGTGGACCTTGAGCGCCATTAGCGCCTGGCGTACCCTTGATATTGCCAACCAGCGTCCACGCCATCAGGAGGTTCCGCCGTGACAAGTGAGTGGGTGTTGTTGAGAGACCTGGCTGACGAGCTGGGCATTCACGCCGACCATGTCGAACGCTGGAGCATCTGGACTGCAGCTGGGTTTCGACCGACTCGCCTGACCATCCGCAGCAAGACCGGTGTGATCCGTCGCTGGGCAGTCACCACCGAGCAGGCGCAGCGGTTGCGCAAGCTGCGCGCTTCGGCACTCGTACTCAGCTGAAGACATAGACGTCTCCGGTCGTCGTGTCGAGGTACTGATCCTGCGGCAGTGCGCCACTGATCGTGCCGGGCGGTCCGGCGCCCTCGTACCATAGCGAGCCTCGTGTTCCAGCAGGACCAGGTACCGTGCTGTCAGCGCCCGGTTCACCTTGCGGTCCAGGTGGCCCAACGATGCTCTCACCAGGCGGTCCAGGAGGTCCAGGAGGTCCCTGGCTCCACGTCGGCGGCAGCGGCTCGGTGCTCACCGGGTTCCAGTTGACGACGACCGGCGGTTTCGTCGTCATAGCGGTAAGCTGACCACCTCGTTGAATGCAACCTGGCGGTTGTCGGCCGGATTCCAGATCATGGCCTGGCGCGTGAACTCCCTGGCCGCCATCTCCTGAGTCGCCTGGAGGTTGCCTGCGGCAGCCGCGAACATCCGTCCTGGAAACAGGTGCCAGGCCTCGATGTGTCCGGCCGCGGCGGCGTAGTCCAGATCGACCGCCAGCTGGTCGTCGTCGTCGGTCGGGCCGGTGTCCGAGTCCAGTCCATCCACCCACGTCCAGTGCGGGCGCAGGGCGGTCACCCAGACGCTCGAGGGAGCGTAGCTCCCCCATGCCCCGCTGAGCATGACGTGACCGTCCTGCACGATCGCCTCGAACGGCGCCTCGCCGATCGGTTTGTAGTAGCCGTACTGGACCCGCCGGACCTGACCAGGGTCGGTCACCCACGGCTGCTGGTAGGTCAGGTCCATGTCACCGTAGCCGCTGGTGACCGTGGCCCCGAATCGTTGAGGGAAGAAGCACCGCCGCAGCCCGGCCAGGACCGCGGTGCGCAGCTCCTGGGTCGGGTGAAGATGAGTGAAGTCGGCCAGCTCGTTCGGCTGCATCGGATCGCGCCAGTTGCGGTCGACGATCACCCGACCGGCCCCGGCGTCAAAGGCCTGGACCAGGCGGGCGCGATCGACGTCCTGGACCAGGACGGGCGTGGGCGTCCCGTCCAGCAGCACCCCCCGCCGCACTAGCCACAGGTTCTCCGGCCCGCCCAGGATGGCGTTGGACTTGAGCGTGGGCATGATCGCGCTGGTCGTGGTCGACGACGTCGGCGTACCCGAGTCCTGGGCCGCCTGGAAGAACGGCCCGGTCCGGCGCGCGACCTCCTGCTCGAGCGCGGCCAGCGTGATCATGCCGTGGTGAAGGTCCCATCCACGGTCATCGTCACGTACGTGCCCACGGTGACCGAGATGCGGTAGTGGTAGAGCGTGGCTGTGGTGAGCCCGGTCAGGTTGGCTGCGATCGCCCCCGAGCCCGAGGCTGGCGTGGCCGCCTGGCTCGAGCCGTAGGCGGTGGTCGTGCCGTAGTCGACCTTCATGGCCGTGCATGGCTGGTCCACCACCCAGTTGACGCTAGCGGTGGTGGCCGCGATGGGCGCGACCCGGACCGCACGGATGGCTGCCCCCATCAGCGCGGCCTTGCCCGAGGCGATCAGCGCCTGGACATACGCCTCGTCGGCGATGTCAGCCTGGTGTCCGGGCCCGTGATAGGTCGTCGGGGTAACCGAGTCCTGAGACGGCGCGTTGAACACGACCCGACTCATGGCGCCGGCGCCGCGAATAGCTCGGGTGGCGGTGGTCCGTCGAGCAGCTCGGCCTTGCCCTCGAGCAGCAGGCTCTTGATGTACTCGTAGTCGGCCTCGACGTAGTCCGTCTCGTGACCAGGACCGTAAGTCGTGGTCGGGTGGTCAGGCCGCGGATCGGCAGAGGCCGCCAGGAAGCGCAGGCGGGGCATCAGGACTTGCCTTTCTTCGGAGGCGGCTCCTCGGATTCGCTGGCTTCGACGCGGCCTGTACGCGCTGTGAACGTGCCCTCCGAGGCAGCCCTGGCCGCGGCCTGCTCGTCGGCAATGAGCGAGATCTTGCCGTCGGCGCGCCAGCTGCTGGCCACCTCGTCGGCGACGTCGACCTCCACCCCCGCCGCGAACTGCTCGCCGGTCTCAGGATGCTGGAGCGGCACGAGCGTCCGGATCTTGACCATCACTTCTTACCCTTCTTGCGTTCGGGCAGCTTTGATTCCTTGACACCCTTGAGCTTGTTTCGGGCTTCGTCGGCGCTGAAGCCAGGCACGTTGCCGCCGGCTGCGTAGCCGAAGAAACGTGCCTGTGCCTTCGAAACCGGCTTCTTGTAAGGACGCCCGCCGGGCATGGACTCAGCCCTCGCCGCCGGTGGAGGCCTTCTGCTGAACCACCGCGAACGGATAGCGGCTAGCTTTGGTCGGCTGTTGACGGTTGACCGGATTGGGGATGGCCCAGGCGAAGCGCGCGGTCACCCGCAGGGCGACCATGTCCTGTTGGAGCAGGTTGTACTGGATGACCGGAGGTGAGCCGTTGTCGGTGATGACGCCGGTGTCGAACATCTCCATGCTGATGTCGTCGCGCACCGCCAGCATGGACTGGTCCCACTGGCCCATGATCATGGAGTAGTTGGCCGCGCCAGTGGCGAAGCCGCTCAAGCCAGCGTTCGAGAACACCACTTTCTCGCCGTACAGCGAGCCGGTGTTGATGCTCGCGCTGGGCGGAGTGTCAGGCAGGAACAGCAGTCCCTTGGTCGTGTCGCGCAGGCCACGTAGCTTGGCCTTGACCTGACGCCTGGCCCAGAAGCCGGTCACATCGAAGCCGTCGGCCTCAACCGTGGCCATGGCGTTGTTGACGTCGTCCAGGTAGTCGACGGTGGACGCGCCAGCCAGGACCAGGTTGCCCGCGGAGTTGGCACCTGAGACGATGCTGGGCGGAAACGTACTGGGGGCGTTCACGCCGAAGAAGATGGCCTCGTCGAGCGCCACCCCGAACGCCTCGGTGACCTTGGGCCGGACCTGCTCCCAGAAGTCGTAATCCATGTCGTCGAGCAGGTTCTTGGCGATCGGGACGATGACCGCCATCTCTTCGGCGTTCAGGTAAACGTTGTCCCACGCCAGCGAGGTGGTCTGCTTCATGCCGATGTCTCTGGCATCCAGCGACGCGCCGGCGACCCAGTACGCGATCGGCAGCTGAGACATGACCGGGATGCGCTGCTGCGCGCGCTTCATGCGCACATGCGGCATCAGTTGCAATGCAGCGGACTTCTCTTCGATCGACTGGACGATCTCGCGCTGGACTTCTTCTGGAATGAGCGGCCCCGAGCCAGGCGTGGCGCGGGTAGCAATACTGTTGTACGGCAACCCCGTATCCCCTTCTTGATGGGGGGCGAGGTCGCGATTAGCTCAGCGGTGCCTAGCCCCTGATTCCGTATCTCTCGCGCAACAGCGCCGAGACGCTACTTGCGCCATTGGAGGCTCCAGCCGCGGGCAGTAGCTCCGGCTCGACGGTGCTACCGCGCGTCTCCGACAAGACCTGCTTGCGAAACGCGGGGTTGCGCCGCAATCGAGTTTCGGCGTCTTTTGCGCCCTCGGCTCGCCAGTGTTTCTCCAGGGCCTTCAAGGCCTCGGTCACAACCAGCCTGCGTCCGTCCAGTCCTCGACCAGCGCCCTCGAGCGCCAGAATGCGCTCACGCTCTTCTTTGGGCAGGACCTCGACCACGGGGTCGATGCTCACGCGATCGTGCTCGGTGCCGACACTGGTAACGAACTGCTCGAGCTGCCCGGTGGCGAGCTGGGCCTGTTCCTCGCGACGGTCCTCTTCGGCGTACGCGAACGGGTCTTTGTCCCGCAGCTCACGCTTCTGCTGGCGCCGGGTATCGGATGCGCGCTTGGCTTCGCGACGATCGGTCTCAGCCTGGATCCGACGGTCTAACTCCTCCTGGGTCAGGGTAAGCGTCGGCGACGCGGTACTCTCGGTTGTCTGATCGGCGGCCTCGGCGCTGGACTCCGGCTGGTCGGTGCGCCCGAACAGGCGATCCCACCAGGACTTCGAAGGCTGCGCTTCCGACGGCTGCGAATCAGCAGCGGGAGCTTCTGCATCGGACGTGCTCACGTCCACAGAAGAGGTGTTTGGTTGTACAGGCTGCATCATACGCCTCCGTAGACGTAAGTGGAATTGAGGTACGGATTGAGCTGGCCAGCGAACCGCGGATCCAGCTCAGGCATGCCGGCGTAACCTGGCGGCAGCAGCGAGGCCTGAGCCGCCTGATTCCGCGCAATCGACTGGGCCGAGGTCTCGTATGGCGCGACGATAGGAGCAGCTGGAGCTGGAACAGCGGCCGCGGCCGGCACAGGCGCTGGTTGCGGTGCCCCGCCCCACAGCTGGTACTGGTTCGGGCTCAGTGCCTGCGGAATATTGATCGCGCTGTAGTTGGGCATGCTCGCGCCGGTCGCCTGCGCAGCGGTAGGGCTGATGTACTTGAGCGCCTCCATGACCCCCTGCTGGTAGGTCTGGCTGATGTCTGGGGCACGGTAGGTGACCGAATCCGGAATCGCACCCAGCGCCGCGAAGTCGCCCTTGCTCGCCGCCGCAGACGCCTGGTCCCAGTTGGCTCCGACCCGGTTGGCCTGCATCGCCGTGAACGCGTTGACGCCCAGGTTGCCGGCCTGAATCGCGGTCTGGTAATTCTGCTGCCGCGCAGTCTGCTCGGCGGTGGTGCGCGCGAACTGGGCTTCCTGCTGAGCCGCCTCGAGCGCGCCCATCTGGGGCTGGACGTTCTGGCCCCACCACTGCTTGAAGTCGGCAACAGCGTGCTCGTTGGTGTAATTCTGACCGTCGACTTTGGCCAGCAGCTCGTTCTGCTTGGCCTGGGCGGCGGCGTTGATCTGACCAACTCGAGCGGCGATCTCAGCCTGGGTCTTGGGCTGATAGGCCAGGTTCATCTGGCTCTGGTCAACTGCTCCGCTCAGTGGATTGACCTGCGTGAGGTACGGGTTAGTCAGCCCGCCCTGGAGCACTGGCGCTTTGCCCGCCTGCAGGTCCTGGTTGTACTTGTCGATCTGCGCCCTGGTCAGCGCGGTGGAGGCTTCGGTGCCGGCCCTGGTCGCCTGCTGCTGAGCCAGCTCGCCCGGCAGCTTCTGACCGGCGATATCGAGGTTCTGCTGAATTTGCGACGTCTGGGCGTCGATGTAGCCGGTCTGGGCTTTCGACTGCAGGATGTCCTGGGCGTCCTTGAGGTCCTGGGCCTTCTGCTTGATGTCGAACTGGCGCTGGTTCTCGTCGAGCACGGCCCACTGGCGCCGGAGGTCGCCTTCGTTGACCCCGACCTGGCGAACCTTGACGTTGCGGTCAGCCAGCTCCTGGTCGGTGGCGTAGCTGCCGCTCAGCGCCAGGTTGCGCTCCTTCTCGGTGCGCTCGGCCTCGCGGTTCTGGCGATCGATCGCCTTCGAGATCTCCTCGTCAGGATTCTTGGCCCCAGCCGGTACCACCAGCGAGACGGCGTACGGGTTGTCCGCCGTCGGCGTCTGCATGTAGTAGCCAGTGTCCTGGCTGCCAAAGACCTGGTCCTTGGTCGCAGTTGGAGCCTTGGGCTGGTAACCGGCGTTGTAGACCCACTGCCAACCAGTCGGAGCTGCTGGCGTCTGCATACCAGCCGGGGCTGGCATCGGCTGCTGCCCCTTCGCCAGCGGCATCAGCAGCCACTGCTGCGAGGCGGGGGCAGCGACGCTGTTCCCTCCGCCGGTTTTGCCGGCGTTGTACGCATCCAGAAACGCCTGGTCTGCCGGCGACAGAGCCGGAGCCTGCGTCTGCGTCCCGTCAGCCATAGCCAATTCCTCCGCTCGAGCAGCTCATGTGTTAGTACTCCGCGCCATGGAGAGTCACCCCACCCTGGAAGAGCTGATGGCTCGACCAGCTCGTATCAAGCGCCACGGTCCCTGGAACATCTTCTCGGGCGCGGTGGTCATCGTCGTCTCGCTCGTGTTCTGGCTGTGGCCATTCGTCCAGATCGCCCAGAATCGCCTGCCGAGCTGGTGGATCGTCGTGTGGATCGTGCTGTACCCGCTGGTGTGCTACGTGCTGTACCGCATCCTGCGGCGCCTGGAGCGCTGGTACTGGGCACAGTCCTGGGCCTGGAGCAAGCAAGCACCGCACTAACCTCCGCCACCAGCGCGGCGGCGTTGTGTGCGATAGAACGACTCCGCAGCCTGATGTACCAGCTGCGGCGCCATCGATTCACGCACCGCCGAACGCATGTCGTTGACGACGCCATTGACGAACTTCGCCTTTTCCTCATCGCTCTTGGCGTTCCACTCGTCGGAGCCGATCATCGTCGACAGCAGGGCGTAACTCAGCGCACCCGAGCGGGCCTGGTACTGATGCTGCTGCTCGTCGGTCAACTCGATCGGCTGATCGAGCGCCGAAACGTTCTTGCCGACCAGGCCTGGCTCGACGCTGTAGCCGCGGTCCTGGAGCCGCTGTAGCTCCTGCTCGACCGGGTTCTTCGTCTCGGTCGACATCGGGAACACATTCAGCATGGCCGTCAGCCCGCTATCGGGGCGAGTCCGCTCCTGGCCAAAGGCACTCAGCTTGGCCGGTACGTTCTGCGAAGCAAACGGCACGTTGGCCAGGACCGACTCGACCGGATTGCTGGGGTCGCGCACGACGTTATCGACCATGCGCGCGGAGTCGCGCAGCACCGCCGGCACAACTCCACCAGCCTGCTTGCCGATCCAGGTCGCGACACGCTGCGGATCGGCTGTGCCTGGCCCACCCGCACCGAAGACATCGAGCGCATCGGAGAAGCCCTGCGTCCACTGCTGATCGACCATGGCGTGGGCGATCGCTACGCCCATGGCGGCGCCGATCGCCTGCGCGTCTGCGCCCTCGAGCTGGCCCTTCTGGACCGCGGCGGCGGTGTCTGCAGCCGTAGAAAAGAGCATCGAGAACGGCGATGCAGCCTGGTAGCTGATCCAGTTGTCGGTCCCTGGTACGCGGAACGAGTACGGCTGTTTGCCCTGGCGATAGAACGCGTCGCGCTCGGTTGGATCACTCGGCGCCGCGCCGGTCAGGTTGTCGTGCATGGCGTACATGAACAGCCCGCCCCAGGTCGCCGAGCCGATCGAAGCTCGCCCGAGCCGGTCTGACAGCGCACCCGAGCCAGCCTTGCGCAGGTCTGCGCGACTAGCCTCGTTACGGAAATCCCACAGCACCTTGGCGAAGCCAAGTGGCGAGCGCTCACCGGCGTACTTGGCGATGTTGATCGGCGTCCGCGTGAACGGAAACAGGTAGCGCAGCAGCGGCACCCGCTCACGACCCTGGTTGAGCCAGGCCGCAAACTTGCTCTCGTTCTGGAACACGCGATAGCTGCCCTCGTCGCGCACCGACTTGAGCATGTCCTCGGTCGGCGTCTTGATCAAGCGCGCGATCTCGTCAGCCAGCTCGGAGCCGCTGAGTCCCTGCTGTTTGGCCATGCGGTAGGCCAGGGCGTGGAGCGAGCCGCCCTCGTTAACCGCGCGAAAGAACGTATCTTCCGCTTGCAGTGCCCGGCCTGGGTAACCAGCCACTTCGCCAGCAGTCCCGCGGAATGGTTCACGACTGAACTGCTCGTATTCACCCGCACGCTCGGGCACCCAGCCTTCATGCAGCGAGCGCCAGCCCTGACGCACCCCTTCGGGTAGCGCAGCCGCCATGCCGAACGCTTCATGGCCGGCCTCGCCCAGATACCGCTGACGCGGACCTTCCTCCCCCAGCAGGCGTCGCGCAATCGGGTCCCAGCCCGCGGCGGCCGCGCTCTCAGCCGGTCGGCCCAGGGCCGTGAGCGTGTTGCCGACGATATTGCGGATGTGGGTCTTGGGTGAGCTGAGCATGGCGAAGTACCACAGCGCACCGACCCGGTCACCGAAGGTGAAGTCGCGACTGACGTGAGCCAGATTGTTGACCACCTCCGGATCGGTCAGGTCGAGCCTGCTCAGCTCCTGACCAAACTCTTCAGGACTCATACCGAAACGTTTGGCCATACTCTCCAGCTGATCGAGCGCGTTGCGCTGGCCAACGAGCGTGTTGGTCATCGAGTTGAGCCGCCGCCCAGCCTCTGGCGGCCGGCGCTCGAGCGCCTCCTGCAGCGCCTGGTGACGCGTCAGCTGCCTGACCACCGCACTCACCGCATCGCTGCTGGTGGGATCGCTGCGGACCGCTTCCTGTAACCGCCCCATCTCGCTAACTGAATCATCCAGAGCCTGGTTGATAGCGCGCAGGATGTCGTGATTGGCTGCCGACTCGGCCGGTTTCCACACCCGCTCCAGCCGGTCAGTAGTTGTCCCGGCCTTATCAGCCAACTGCTGAATGAAAGCACCGTCAACTGGAGTAGCGCGATCCTCGAGCGCCTGGTTCGATCGCTGCAAGATCTGTTGAACACGGTCTGGAATGAATTTCGGCAGCTCCAGGTCGCGCGGAATGAAGCCCTCGAGCACGGTCTGCCCCGGCTGTGGACCCTCCGGCAGATACTCTGAGCCGCGCGGAGCCGGACCGCCATGTGGCAGTTGCGGGATGTCTTCGCCCAGGCCGAGCCCAAGCTGGCCTTGCTGCGCCCCGCCAGGCAAGTAGCCGGCTCCGCCACCACCGCCGCGAGCGCGGCTGGTCAGATCTCTGACGGTGGACTCAACCTCTGACGGGGTCACCATGCGCGGAATAGTCTCGACCGGGTTCTCCGCCATCCACCGCTGGAGCGTGCCGCCCAGCGTCGACGGACTGGCATTCATCTGATCCAGCCACTCGCGCACACCCTGCACGATCTGGGGTGGATAGCGATCCAGATCAGTCATCGCGTCGCGCAGGATCTGTTCACCGGTCAGGGCCGTACGCGGCGCAGCTGCACCCGGCTCCGGTGCTCCAGCCCCGGTGTGAGTCATCGCCACCGCCTGCGCGACCATGAACGAGCGCGCGGTGTCAATCACCTCCTGGTCGGTAATCGGGCTGGTATCACCGCGGCCTCTGTCCAGGTTGGCCTGGCGCGCATTCTCCAGCATCGTGCGTGCGGTCTGCGCGTCACGACTGTGCAGGACCTCGTCGTCGCTCAGCAGCTCTGGTCCGCGCAGCATGCCCAGCGCGCCGCCCAGGACTGGAGCATTCGCGATCTGCTCGCGTACGCCCGCCAGCGGTGGATTGGCCTGGTTCTCCGCCAGGGCCTGGCCTGGTGCGCTCGTCGCCGCAGCCGAGCCGGCTCGCTCGAGCGCATCGAGCGCGCCCTGGCTATCACCACGCAGCACCGCGTCCTTGGCCTCACCCAGCGACGGCAGCACCGCCGGGCCCTCGAGCGACGGCAGCGGCGCGGTGCTGATCGGCGGCTCGGTCGTGCGCAGCGGACTCGGACCAGCCGGTTGCGTGAGCACATCTGACGGTATCGGCTGTGCCGAAGCCGGCAGGCCACTCGTACCCAACACCTCCGGCCGGATCCGCCCGAGCAGATCCGTTGTCGCCTCGCCCAGACCGCTGGTAATGGAGTCTTTGACGCGGCCCAGGTAGCCCAGTGGATTGCTGTCAGCGTCGGCGGTGCTCGGCGCCGGCACCTGCGGATTGTCCGCCAGCAACGCGCCCTGAATCGGACCCATGACCGTGGCCATCTGGTTCGGCGTCATCCACTCCGAACCGCCCCGCAGGTCGGTCCCGGAGCGGCCGACGTGGAAGGCCCCGCTGGTGGGGTCGTAGCCGTCAGCGAAAAAGTAGTGGCCCTGGGTCGAGATCGTGACCGGATTGCCGCTCTGGGCTTCGCGCGCCATGGACTGGATGTCGTTGCCAGCCACCAGCTTGGTCGGCACGCCCAGCTTGTCCATCAGCGCCCGCTCCGAGCTGATGCCGGCCATGCCCTGAGCGCTGTTCCAGCCCACCTGTTTCGCGAGATCGGTTGCCTCGCGCAGGGTCGGATTGCGTCCGTACATGCTCGCGAAGCGCACCGCGGCAGCCGGTCCGCACGCGGCGTAGGCCTCGTCGGCGGTCAGCTCGGGACTGCCGAACTGGCTGATGTCCTGGACCTTCGAGCGGATCGCGCGACCAGCATCCACCGCCAGCTCGCCGAGCTTGCCCAGCGGCCCCGGTTGACCACCGGCCATGATCTTCTTGACGTAGGTCTGGGTCTCGGCGTACGGCGGGATCCCGTCGTAGCGATCCACCGCGCCCTGGCCGGCGTTGTACGCAGCGAGTGCTCGGGAGTAGTCGCCGCCGTTGCGCTTCAGGTTGGTGGCCATCAGGTCCGCGGCGTAGTCCAGACTGGCGTACGGGTCGCTGGTATCGACGGTGGGGTGGAACTTGGGCACGATCTGGGCGATGCCCGAGGCTCCAGCCGGAGAGCGGGCTGCAGGGTTGAAGCCGCTCTCCTGCTGGATCTGACGCTCGAAGATGTCCGGGTCCAGCCCGCGCTGCTGCGCCGCCTGGCGAGCGTAAGCGTGCAGGTCGCCACCGGGCTGCGCCGCTGCACCGGCGGCAGCCGACGGTGGCGGTGGAGTGGCCTGGGGCGGCGCTGGCAACCCGGACAGGAAGTCCTGTGGACTGGCCCCCGCCCGGAGCGCGGCGCTGAGCGCGCTGCCGACCACGTCGCCGCCCATGCGCAGATTGTTCAGGTAGACCCCGACATCGCCCCCGGCGCGCCCCACCGCTTCGGCGCTCTGGCCGACCCAGTCCTGGATGCCCTGCGGCTGCGTAGCAGGGGCCGCAGCAGGCTTCGGCAATCCGAAGTCGGTCGGAGGAGGGGCTGACGGCGAGGGCAGCTGCGGCGCTGCTACGGGCTCCGGTGACGGCTCAGGCTGAGGGGCCGGTTCTGGCGCTGGCTCAGGCAGTGGAGCTGCCGGTGGAGCTGCCCCGAGCGGATTGGTCAGCGCATCGCTCGAGGGCAGCGTCGCGATCTGCTCGCTCATCATCTGGCGCGCAGAGAAGCTGGCGACGTGCTGCTCCATCTCGCGCCGCGCCTGGTCGCGTTGGTAATCGGTCCAGGCCTGCTCGTCGACGTCCGGGAGCATCGTCATGGGCTACTGCAGTCGCCACGTCCCCGCACCCGCGGCGTTGCTGGCGTAGCGCGGCAGGCCCTGGTTCATCAGCGCCTGGACGTCGTTCTTGTCCCAGCCCTGGGACTCGTACGCGCCGAGTAGCATCTGCTGCTGCGACGGCGCCAGGTTCTTCCAGCTCTGGGCCGCGATCTGGTTCGGCAGCGGCAGTTGGCCGAGCGGATTGTCCTGCGAGCCAGGCTGCGCGCCGGCTCCGCCGCCGTTACCCGCGACCTGCTGCTGGAGCGTCTGCAGGTTGGCCGCCTGCGGCTGCTGACCGGTGGTCGCGCCACCACCAGGGATGTACTGGCCCATGGCCGCGGCAGTCAGGTCGCGCATGCCCTGCGGTGTGGCGCCCAGGACCTGCTGATACTTGGCCCAGTCGGCCGGTCCGCGCAGCTGGCCGAGCAGATTCAGGTAGCTCTGGGCGGTCTGCTGCTGTGCCGTCTGCGCCGCGCGCGCCTCCTGGAGCGCCTGGAGCTGTTGGTTCCACTGCTGGTTCTGCGCCAGCAGCGTCTGCTGACCCTGTGTCGGGGCCGTACCAGGGGCGTAGTACTGACCGTACGCCATAGCGTTCTGGTAGGCCTGGAGGTACGCCTGCTGCTGCGCACCGAGCGTCTGCTGACCGGCGCTGGGAGCCCCCCAGGTGCCGAACTGCTCCGCCTGCCACTGCTGGACAGGCATCGTGTACTGGCCCTGGTACATGCCGGTCAGGCCGGCCTTGTCCATCTCCTGCTGCCAGGCGAATTTGGCCTTCTCGAGCGCGATCCGCTCGCCCTCGTTGGCCGCCATCGACTGCTGATACGTCGCCTGCGCCGCCTGGTTGGCGCGCTGGGTCTGGGCGTTGTACGCGTTGATGTTGGCGTAGGTCGCCATCGGCGTTCCGCCGCCACCGCCGGCAGCCTGGAAAGCCGCCTGACCCGCGGCGTTATCGACGTAGCCCGCGGCGTTCAGCGCGGCCGTGCTGGCTTGTGGATCCCAGGCCATTGGTTACCCTCTCATCGGTGCGCCCGGCAGCGCTGGCATTACTCCTGGTCCTGGCGTTGGCCCTGTGGGCGGTCCTGATCCTGGTGGTCCGCCTGATCCTGGCCACTGTTCTGGCACCGTAATCGGCGCCGGCTCCGGCGGCTTCAGCTGCGGGTAGCGCCGCACCACCGCCTGGTAGACGCGGCCGAAGCCTTCGGCGCCGAGGCGCGCGATCTCCTCGTTGCGGCCCTGGCTGTTGGGTGAGCCGTCCGGGTTGAACAACCGGGTCCGGTAGAAGTCGAGCTTCTGATCCTCGGTGATGTGCGCTGAAAACGGTGCACGCGACGGCGCGAAAGCGGCCGCGACAGACTCGGCGGTCTGATCGATCCACAGGCTCAGGTCGTTGGCGATGTCGTCCATCATGGTCATCAGCCACCTCCCGGTAGCGGCAGCGCATTGGCCGGAGGACCAGGCACTACGGGCGCCCCCGGAATACCCCCTGGCGGCATAGATCCAACACCAGCAGGAGGAGGCGGGGCTATCGGAAGACCTGCACCGGGACTCGGAACAGGATTTGGCGGCATGCCACCCGGCCCCCCGGTCGGCGGTGTGCCCGGCGTGCCACCCGGTACACCCGTTGCGCCGACGCCGGCCAGCTCTTCGGCGCTCGGCAGCCCAGCTTGCTGCATGCGCTGCGAGCGGATGGTGGCGATCTTCTGGAAGATGACGTTCTTCAGCTCGGCCTGGACCTCCTGGCTATTCTTGAGGTCGTGCAGCAGCCAGCTCTTTTCGACCTCGTCGGGATTCGATCCCGCGCGCTCGACGGCGTCCTCGTACGTGATGAGCTTGAGCTGCATCTTCTCACCGATCGCCCGCGTCTCGATGATTTCGTTCGAGGGTGTGGAGGGTGCGAGCTTCACTTCGTAGCGGTGCACACCCTTGAGGTCGTCCGGACCGACGCCTAGCCAGGCCGCCTTGCTCTGGCCACTGATGGTCTTGCGGCCCTTCTTGGCCTGCTGCTCGCCCCAGGCGTAGACCCGCTCGCCGATGCGGTGCTCGATCAGGAAGCTCTCGAAGCCCACCCGCTCGGCCAGCGCAACTTCGGCGTTGGACACGATCGGATCCCAGCCCAGGCGGGCCAGGTACGCGGCCTGGTTCAGCGCGTAGCCCGACTGATCGGAGGCGACCACACCCTGGACCACGCTCGGCAGCGCCAGCTCGATCATCTCGCGCACGTTGGCGAGCAGCTTGTCGGCGTCGAGGCCGCTGTGGGGCTGGTCGATCGGGCTGACATCGAACGGGAAGACCTTGCCGGGCTCAACCGTCTGGGCGTTGGTCTCGCGCCCATCGTTGCCGTACGGCATCGCGGGCAGGCCGGGCAGCGTGCCCGGCGGGGTGGTCTTCTTGTAGGCCGGGTAGAACGTCGTGTACGCCGCCTGGCCCTGCATCGTGAGCAGCGAATCCAGCAGCGGAAACAGACGCAAGAAGCCGAACAGGATGCTCAGCCCAGCGTGCTCCGGCAACCTCGAGGCGGTGGTCGTGCCCAGGGCGTGGAAGTACGGACCGCGGAGCGTCTTCAGGATCGGGTCACCGTAGCTGTGGTGGATGACCCGGCACAGCGTGCCTTCACCCATCGAACCGCTGCGGTGACGCTGGTTGGGGCCCTGGAGCAGGATCACCTGAACCTGATAATCCCAGGCCTCGATGCAGCGGATGGTGCGCTCGTTCTTGCCACTCATGATGCGCGGCCACTCCGCGCGGGCGAGCTGGACCGCGCGCTGGTCGTAGCCACTCCAGGTCTGTGGATCGACCACGTCGCCGTGCGAGTTGAGTCCAGCTCCAAACCGCTCCAGGCAGTCCAGGTAGGGCAGCTCTTTGATCTCGACGGCGGAGGTGAGCCCGTTTTCGTTTTTGGAGTAGTAGAAGGTCTCGGGCGGCACGTCGGTGGTGGCGATCGGGTACGGCAGCGCCAGCTTGTAGTCCTCAGTCTGCTGGTGGTACACGCGATCTCGAGCGTCCTGGTCGTACTCTTTCATCGTCGTGAGCTGCTTCTCCAGCTCCTGCGACTTCTCGTCGTAGTCACCCCAGGCCGTCTTGCACCGCTCGACCGTCTTCAGGATGCCCTCGCCTTTGACCGCCAGGCTCCACATGAACAGGCGCAGCAGCTGCCGCCGCGCCTCGGACTCCTGACGCTTGAAGCTGGACTCGAAGAAGTGCTCGCGCAGTGTCGAATTCTGCTGGTAGATGTCGCCGAAGCCGATCGGTTTGAACACCACACTCATCGGATTGACCGACAGCGCGGCGGTAACGGTGTTGGCGATGTGCAGTGCCAGCGGCGAGCGGACCTCAACCGCGGTCTTGCGGTAAGCCTCGGGTATTTCAACCGGTAGCTCACCGAACAAGACCGCGTCGATGTCACGATACAGCTCGTCACGGTCGCGAAACTGCAGGCGCATCTCCTCCGCCAGCTCGATCGTGGCCCGCTCCATGGCATCCTGGTCGGAGTTGCTGGACTTGAACCAGCCGCTGGGGGGCGAACTGATCATGCTCATCGTTTCTGCTCGTGGGCGAACAACTGGGCGTTGATGTTGTTGACAAACGTCAGCGTGCCGACCGTGCCGTTGTAGACGTAGATCGAAAAGGTGTGCGCTCCGGGGGTCGGCTGGGCGTAATCGACCAGTGTGTAGCTGATCGTCTGGCCCGCCGCTAGCGTGAAGTACGCACACGCTCGAGCCACGCTGTGGTCGAGACCCCAGCCGATGTAGAGCTGTGCTCCAGCTACGCTGTGGCTGAGGCAGATCTGGCCCTCGACCCGGATCCGTTCACCGCTGCAGGATCCGCTGAACTGGAACGGTGTTTCGACCCAGCTACCGGAGGTGGTGGTGTTCCAGGCGGTCCCGCTCGAGACCGAACCAACCAGCGACTGAACCGCACCCGCGGCGATCTCGGCGGTGTCGATGCTGCCGGCCGGCAAATCCACTGGTCCGCCCAGGACCTGGAGCCGGCCGCGGTGCGTCCACAGTCCGGTGGTGGTCTTCTCGTAACCGTTGGTCAGCTCACGGAAGTGCTGCGCGCTCAGGACCATTTCAGACTCCCAGTCGCCTCTTCCTGGCCTGGCTGGGCTTCGGCACACAGGCCGTAGCGCAGCGCATCAACCTCGTCATCTGGCGTGCGGGTGTTGCCGAGCTTGTCAGCGACGTCCTCGTGATCGAGCGGGTCCATGACCATGGCTGGCAGATTCCTGGTCAGCTGCGGGCAGCGCTGGTGCATGATCTTGAGCCGCGGCAGGTCGTGCAGCTCGACCTTGCGTTGGGCCGCGGCCTGTTCACCATGCGCCAGCGCTCGCCGCACCACCGCCCAGCCCTGGGTCCGGTTGTTGAAGCCGGGCGCCATGCCGCCGGCGGCCATGTCCTGGACGCCGTACGCGGCGTAGATCTGGGCGATACTCGGGCGCATCTGCTCGGTTCTGGCGTTGAACATCGACGGGTCGAGCACCACCAGCTGGATCCGTTCGCCCTGGCTGCGCTCGACGATCAGCTGGGCCTGCTGCTCGTCGCGCAGCTGGGCAGCGCTGATCTCCCGATAGACGTAGATGTGGCCGCCGGGCTTGTCGCGGGCGAACCACAGCGCGACCCAGGGGTGGGCGAAGCCCCAGTCCACCGCCACCCAGCGGATCCAGTCCTCTGGCAGGTCGCGCGTCTCGATCAGGTGCAGGCGCGGATCGAACTCGGTGAAGTACATGCCCTCGGCCGCGACGCGCAGCCCGAGCAGCAGCCGATCGCGCAGGTAGCCGCTCAGGGCCTCGAGCGGGGCCAGACGCTCGGGCGTGATGGTCGGGTTGTCGGCATGAGTGACCTTGATGAAGCGGGTCGTGCCGGCCCGCTCGCGCTCGTACAGCCACCAGTTCGGCTCGCGCGGGTTGAGGTCGGCGACGAGCTGCTGGTAGGGCATGGTCGCGCCGCGCCCGGTGATGCGGGTGGTGAGCAGCTCGTACTCCTCTTTGCCGAGTTCGCTGATCTCCTGGACGTAGATCATGTCGCCCTCGAACGACTTCAGCCGCTCAGGGTCGTCGAGCCCGAACAGGTACACCTTGGAGCCGTTCGGGTAGCGGTACTCCTCGTCGTGCCACAGCCGACACGATCCTTCCGGAGCGACCTGGCGCTCGAAGGTGGCCATGGCCGTGCTGGTGAGGCTCTTGCGGGTCTTCCTGACGATCGCGGCGCGCGCGCCCGGATACTTGGTCATCGCGGCGTGCAGCTTCTCGAGGCAGGCCCTGGACTTGCCGCAGTCGGCCGGGCCCTCCATGACCACCTCGTGCTCCCTGGCGCGGAACAGCTCGGCGTTGGCGCCGTGCGGACGGTACGGGCGGGTGTCGTCGCCGAGGCCGCGGGCGCTGACGGGACGCTCCACCACCAGCTCGGCGTTGAGCCGCTCGGTGTGCGGCGCCAGCGCGGGCATCAGACCTGATCCCAGGCTTCTTTGTCGAGCGCCTTGACCACCGTCGTCTGCGTTACTGTCAACTTATCGCTGTACTTCTCGGGCTTGTGCGCCTGCAGCAGCTTGACCAGCATGGCGTCGCTGGGCCGCCACTCGTGGATCTCCTCGTACAGCAGGCCCTGGCGGTACACCCGTCGGGTCATCTTCGAACCGGCCACGGCGCGGATCCTGGCCTCGGCCTCGAGGTGCTCCACCGCCTCGGCCTCGGCCTGGTGGAAGCGCAGCGCGAAAGCCTCGTCGTGCTCCTGCCACTTCCTGAGCTGGGCCCTGGCGATGTCGCCGTCCTTGAGCGCCTGGCGCAGGTCGCCGCTGGCCGCGTAGCTGGTCAGAAACGCCGTCTGCGGGTCGGTCTTGGGCCGCGGCCGCAGCGGCGTCGGTTCCTGCGGCGCGACCCTGGCGTGATCAGGGGCGAGGTGGCTGGTGCGGTGGCGCAAGATGGCCTGGCGACTGACGCCCAGCTCACGCGACAGCTCGCTGACGTTGTGAGCCTTGCGCAGGGCGGCGTCAGCCTCGGCCCGCCGGACATGCGCGCAAAGCGAGCAGCGCTGCGCCATTGCCGGCCACTTTACGCCCGTGAAACCGTTTCACGCCAGAGGTTTTGAGATCAGCCGGCGTGAAACATGTTTCACGGACAGGTGTACGCTGGACAATGCACCGGACCACATAAAGGGCTCGGGGCGACAGAGGGGCCCTCCTGTTGCCAGGAGGGCCTTTTTGTGCCTAACCTGTGATCTGCATCTGACCGGTTAGTCGACCGCCAGCGGTTTCTGTCTTTCCCGGGTAC